ACTAATATAGCTATTAGAGCCATCGTGGTAAATTTGTAAATCACCACCACTAGCACTACCAACTTCTAACTTAACATTATCGCCAAGTATTAAATCGCCAGTCATAGTGCCACCTGCTTTAGGCAGAGCAGCATTTGCTGTAGTATTGGCTGTTACACCTGTAGCAATATCGGTATTGATTGAGTTGGCTAGTTTAGCTGCTGTTACTTGGTCATCACCAATGTGAGCAGTATCAATAGAGCCATCTACAATATGTTCTGAATCAATAGAGTCATCAGCAATCTTAGCACCTGTGACTGCATCAGCAGCAATAGTTAGTGCTGTAGCACCTGTAACATCTCCTGTGTGAGTAGCGTTAGTTACTTTAGCTGTATTGGCGGTTATTGCATTTGCTTGGCTTGTAGTAATACCTGTCTTAGCGGTGTTAGCAGCAATAGCTGTATTAATCGCATTGGCTAGTTTAGCCTCTGTAACTGCATCATCTGCAATCTTAGCTGTTGAAATAGAGCCATCAGCAACCGAAGCTCCTGATAGTAAATTAGTGGCTGTTACTTTCTTAGAAGTACCGCCATCATTGATTAATAATTCCTCACTACCTCCTAATGAAGTTTTTGCTGGTAAGGCTGATACTTTAGTTGTTGCCATGTTTACTCCGTAATAATATAGTCAGGACTAGCATCACTAGATGACTCAGTTATAAAATACAAGCCAGTTGATTCTGTTTCTATTTCTTGTTCAGGAGAAGCAGGAGGACCTACTGGTGTATCATCCCACCCTCTCCTTCTAAATAAGTAAACAGGTACAAACTTTCTTTGTTTTCTAGTTAACTTATATGCCATTACTCTAACCTGTCTAAAAGTTTTTCACGTCCAATGTTTCTACGTTGTTCTATATCTGCTAACTTATCTGTAAATTGTTCTACTAATGGAGCATAAGAAACATCTACTGGTACAACTTTCTTTCTTGTTGGAAGCTTTCCTTTATATGCTTCTGGCTCTTTAAAATTTGTTTTAGCTTTTGTATGACTATCTTTAGGTGTAGCCATTAATCCTTTTGGCTCAGGTAAAGATGACATCTCAGGCAAATCTTTTGTTTCTTTATGTGCTTTTAATTCTGCACCTGACTCTACTGTAGGTTTAGAATAACTCCTGTCCTTTACTGAATCTAAGTTATCTTCTCCACTTAACATCTGGTCCAGTATGTCATGTATTTCACTTGTTTCTTCTTCAAAAGAACCTTGTTCGTTATTAAACTGTAGACCATTTTCTTCTAAAAAAGAAGCTAGTTCTTCCGGAGAACCTGTAGGATTTTCAACTTTAAATACTTGCTCAAGAATTTCATTATAAAGTTTTGCAATCTTTTGCTTTATCTTGTCTAGTTCTAAGTCTAAAGCACTATCATCAAATAAATCAGCTATGTTCATAGTTCTCCTAATTAGCTAAATATAACCCCCTCATGTAGAAGGGGTTACGGTTTAACTAACTATTATCTGTCAGTTACAAAAGCGAAACCTGAAGCGTCACGCATCTCACCAACACCATAAATAGTGTCAGCAGTATACAAGTCACCTAGGTACTCTTGCATGTAAGATGATTGTGAACGTACTCCTAGTTGCTCAACTAGAGCCATTGCGTCTTTATGTAGAACTAGACCAATGTCATGTACGACTGAACCAGTAGCACACTGAGTAGTACCCATAGCGTTAGTAACATATACATCAATACCGTAGATTTGTCCAACCTTACCAGTCTTGATTGCATTACCGTCACCAATAAACGCTTGCTCAGTATAACGCTGAATGCCTAACATGTCAGTGTACTGACGTGGAGTTAGAACAATTGCACGTCCGTCCTGTGGTACGTCAGCTAGGTCTAGCTTCTCTACCATTGCACGGATTGCAGCGTCACCACCAGTTGCTAGTGAAACAGCATTACCAGTACCTGAACGGTCCCAGTCAGAAAGTACACCAGCATTATCAAATACTTGTGCCTTGTTCCATCCTGAGTTACCTGCTGTACCGTTACCACCGTTAAGTGCTGCTGCTTTGTTAAACAAGTCTAGGTCGACCTGTGTACTTAGAGCATAGCCAGCATCTTCTGTGTAGAATCTACGTAGAGAGCTCAATGCTTGAACCTCTGCCATATCTTCAATTAGCACTGAGTATTCATAGTGCTTGTCAATGCTTAGTGCTGTGTTGCCATGAGTATCGCCTTGAATCTTTACTAGCGAGTTCTCTCCCTTTGAAGTTGCTGAACCACGTACCGGTGTTGGGATGTTGATTGTATCACCCTTCTTACCTTTGTGGTTGATGCGAGTTACCAAATTAGCTAATACTAAGTTCTTTTGATAACTGGCAATAACTTCGTCACTCCACAACTCTGGAATAAAAGTTGCAGCTGTAGTGACTGTTTGGTTATTAGTACCAATTACACCTGTTGCCATTTTATATATCTCCTATATATCTTATTATTTTACCCTCCCCTCTGCGTAAGCCTCGTAGATTTCATCTTCTAAACTCTGATAACGCTTTGGGTCAGTCTGTTTTAAACGTATTAAATCAGCACGCCTGTAAATCTTTTTACCAGCTGTTGACTCACCGGAAGCTCTTGATACTCCTTCACCTGCTTTCATTGCAGTATCTCTTTTAGTCTTTTTGCTTTCATTTACTTCTTTCGTCTTAGAAATCATTTGTCTTTCTTTCCAAGTCGTAAGCAGTTCATTAGCTGCATCAAAGTCATAAGAGTCTGCTTCTTTATACAAGCGTTGTCTTATCTTACTTCCATTTACCCACTCCTGAAATCCTCCGTCAGTAATGACTTCTTGGAAATCTGGATGTGCTTTTTCGAGTTGTTGGGCAGTCAAAGCAGCTTGTTGCTGTTGTGTCTGTTCCGAAAACTCTCTGAACCTAGGATGATTATCTATAATTTGCCTGACTGCTTCTTCAGGATTATCATAAAAATCTGCTGGCTCACTTGTGGTAGTCTGTTGGCTTTGCGAACTTATCTGTGATTGCAAATAAGAATCAGTAAGCTTTCTAAGTTCACCAATCTCTTGCCCTTTCCTACCTAGTTCTTTCTCTAGATTTTCATAGGCTTCAGCTATTTCTGATGAGGACTTACCTTGAAATTTCTTAGGAAGCTCAGGCTCTGTTGTTTCTTGCTCTTGAGTTACTTCCTCTTTAACTTCATCCTCTACAGCTAATGCTTCTAAAGATTCGTTTACTTGCTCTTCTACTGGTTCTTCATGAACCTCAGGGTCTACAATTTTACTACTCATGCTTCTTACCTCCGTCTTTTAAGATTATGGGGGTTATAAAAATGTTAGAGCTGGTACTAATCCAGTTGTTCTAACGCTAGTTTGGTAGCTTCCTCTAAATTAATAAACATGTTTAGGAAAGATACCTGTCCTCTACGTAAGTGTAGAGTCTTTTCATCTTCAATGTCATAGATTTTTTCAAGTGACTCTGCTAGTTTAGTGTACTCTTCTAACAATACACGCCAGCCATCATGTTGAATCATGTCTAATCGTTGTTCTAATACTTCTTTATCTGTCATCCGTTCATTGCCTTAGACAAATTAAGTATAGTTTCTGAGTTTAGATGTTCTACTTCAGGTACATTACGTGCAGTTTCTGACTGTATACCTTTTATTCTTACCATCTTCTCAGCTAGTTCTAGTTGTTTCTTAGCTAAAGTTTCATTAGATGCTTTATCACCTGCATCTACTTGTAGCTTCTGTGCTTCTGCATATAGCTTATTAATGTCTGCTTTGAGTTCCTCTAGCTCAAGCATAGACTTTTGCATTTCTATTTGTTTAATCTGTTGTTCTTCAGGGTTAGGTTGCATCATTTGATTGATTGCTTGTACTAACTGTGTCCTGTTAGACAGTGATG